CGATTGGTCCGGCTACTTCAACGACGATGATTATTTCGGGGGCGGCTATGGATAGCGAAGACGCAATACAGAAGCAATTCGCAATTGCTAACGAGAATATGCGGCTGCACTACAGCAGCGAATCACACGTATATATGGCGTCAAACGCCAAGCTCGATAAACAGCAGGCACAGCGGTTGCTGTCACTGATCCTGTTTCCTATCTGTGCCGTAGGCATGGTAACAAGCGCTATCTTCGCAATGTATCTTGATAGCTGGTATCTAGTAGGCTTGGGTTTCCTGTTTTGGCTTGCTATGGTATGGCATATTCTTAGAGTCGTGCGTATCAACAGTGAATGGTTAGACCATGGGCGATCGAGGGCCGAAGCCGAAACTTCCTGAAGTCGCAAGACTAGACGGCAATCCGGGTAATCGCCCCATTGTCGATAGCGGGATCAAGGGATTGGGCGCGCCTGAGTGCCCGTCCCATCTTCCGCAGGAAGCAAAATTAATGTTTGCGAAGGTAGTGGAATCAATGCCGCCTGCGGTGTACGCGCGGCTTGATACTGCTACCTTATCCGCGTTCTGTGTCGCTTGGTATTTACATGCACAAGCTGTAACAGAAATCGGACAATACGGATTCGAAGCCGTTTACGTAGACGAAAACGACGTTGAGCGCACAAGCGAATGGATAAAAATAGCGAATTCACAAGCGGCGATGATGGCGACACTTGGGGATCGCTTGGGGCTGAATCCGAAAGCGCGGGCGGCTCTGGTAGGCTTCGCACCGGACAAGCCGGCGAACAAGTTCGCGACCGACCCCGCTGGGCGAACAGCGGGCGCGCCGCCCGTAATATCGCCTGGATCGAGCAGCTTACAGTCCCAAGCGGAAAGGGCGCCGGGAAGCCGCTTAAACTAAGACAGTTTCAGTGCAAGTTTTTGTACGCTATTTACGAACCGCACTGGTACACCGAAGCACAATGGAAACTCATTGTGCGAACTGCAATCCTGTCAATTGCGCGTAAGAACGGTAAGACAGCGCTAATTTCTGCGCTTGTCTTGCTGCATTTGTGTGGGCCGGAAGCCGTCATCAACGGCGAAATCTATTCGGCCGCTAACGATCGCGAACAAGCGGCTCAGGTTTTCAAAATGGCTACGCAGATGATTAGGCTAGACCCTGATCTAGAAGCGTTGTTAGACATCATTGATAGCAAGAAGCGCATTGTATGTTTGGGTAACGGATCGTTCTACGCCGCTGTATCGAGCGAAGCCGGCACCAAGCACGGGTATAATCCCACAGTTGTGATCTATGACGAGTTGGCGCAGTCCAAAAGCCGCGAACTGTTCGACACGCTTGATACCGGCATGGGTGCGCGTGAAGAACCGTTGATGATTATTATTAGCACTCAAAACAACGAACCTGAACATTTGCTGTCGCAAATGATTGATGACGGCTTGACCGGTGGCGACGAAACGATTGTCTGTCATCTGTACGAAGTGCCACTAGATAAGGAAGGTGAACCGGAAATCGATATCTTCGATGAAAAGATATGGGAGCTTGCCAACCCGGCACTTGCCGATTTCCGATCGCTGGACGACATGCGACGGCACGCGTCGCGCGCAAAGCGTATGCCCTCGTTTGAGCCGGTGTTCCGCAATCTGTATCTTAATCAACGCGTGCAGCTATCAGCCGGTCTAATTTCGCGTGCCGATTGGAAAGCGTGTCAACGCGAACGGCCAGAGATCGAGAAAGGTAGTAAAATCTATCTATCGCTCGATATGTCAGACAAGATCGATCTTAGCTGTCTGATGATGGGTACGGCCGAAGACGCGCACACGCACGTTATTCCGTTCTTCTGGAAGCCGCGCGACTATCTTCGCGAACATAGTAAGCGCGACTTTGGTACGGGTAGCGAACGCTATTACGATTGGGTAAAGAACGGGACCATTATTGATTCGCCTGGACGTACAATCAAGAAAGAAGCCATCGTATTGAAGATTCGTGAACTGTGTACCGATTACGAAGTGCTAGGCTTGGCATACGATCGTTGGCGTATGGAAGACTTGCGCAACGAATTCGATCGCATCGGCTTTGAGACGCACATGGATGGCGACGAAGCCGGGCAAGGGCTGCGCCTCGTTGATTGGGGACAGGGCTTTAAGGATATGACGCCTGCGATCGAGGCGCTAGAACAGGCTGTCTTAGATCAAGAGCTTACACACCCCGGCAATCACTGTCTTACTTGGAATGTCAGTAATACCGTAGTCGTGCCAGATCCGGCCGGCAATAGAAAGCTTGACAAGGTAAAGTCCAAGTTCCGAATTGACGGCGGCGTCGCTCTAACGATATTGTGCGGGCTTAAATCAAGGGACCGGATCGAGGCTGAACTTGATTTGTCCGAATTCCTATCTAACCCGTTAGGTGCCAAATGAGTGTTGCAACAGCACTTCGCGGATTAGCGAGCAAACTAGAATACAAGTCCGGCGAACTATCCATTGCGGATCAAAAAGCCGTCAGAATCTTTAACAAGATCATTGGATATGCGTTTGGCGAATCGTCAACCGGTCAATCAATTAATATTGATCGAGCAATGCAGCTTTCTACTTGGTGGAGTTGCGTACGTCTGATTTCCGAAACTATCGCGACAATGCCACTTAACGTGTACCGGCGGAAGTCCGATGATTCGCGCGTGTACGCCGAAGAACTTACGCTGTTCGCGTTGCTCAAAGCAATGCCGAACGCGGATCACACCGCAATGGAAATGATCGAAGGTGTTGTGTACTTTCTGATCGTTGACGGTAACAGCTACGCGCTGAAGACTCGCAACTCACAAGGCGAAGTTATCGCGCTCAATCTGCTTAATTCGTTTGCAATGACAGTGACGCGCGATCGGTTTACCGGTGTCGTGCTCTATAAGTACCGCGATCAGGGCAAAGAAATCACAATCAACGAAGATGACATCTGGCACGTTCGCGGCTTCGGCAATGGCGGACTAACTGGATTCTCAACGCTGAAGTTCGCGCGTCAAACGCTTGGTATGGCAACGGCGGCTGAGGAAAGCGCCGGAGCAATGTTCCGGCAGGGTATCCGGCCGGCGGGTGTCGTCACAACCGATACGGTACTGAAGGGTACGCAACGCCAAGACTTCAAAGATAACGTTTTGGAAGAACTGAAAGGCACGCTGAACGCAGGCGGAACCATGCTTCTAGAAGCGGGGTTCAAATATTCGCCTGTGAACCTGAAAGCCGATGATCTTCAGATGTTAGAATCACGCGGGTTTAACGTCGAAGAAATTTGCCGCTGGACTCAGGTACCGCCTATTCTGATCGGGCATCAATCCGGCGCGTCAATGTGGGGCTCTGGTATCGAGCAAATCAACCTGTTCTTTCTGACGTACTGCCTTCGCCCATATATGAAGCGGATCGAAACAAGCATTACGCGCTGTCTAATCCCGCCGGAAAAGCGGGCTAAGTATTATGCGGAATTCAACTCTGATGCGCTGCTTATCATGGATAGCAAGTCGCGTGCGGAGTTGTGGTCTAAGTACGCAAACAATGGATTTGTTTCGCGTAATGAAGTGCGTCGGAAAGAAAACCTGCCAAGTTCACCGGATAAGGGCATGGATTCCTTTACGGTGCAGACGGCTTTGATCCCGATCGAGCTTTTGGGCGAAGTCGCAAAGCTACCGGCTGAAAAGCAGGTTGCGCCCGGTGCCGCTGTCGAAAACCCGCCAACGCAGGAATAACCCACATGCTTACGGAATTCAAAACTACCGGTATGGAAGTCAAGATGGCGCCGGGTGATACTGGCGAATTCGAAGGTTACGGCTCGATCTTCGGTAACGTCGATACATACGGCGATCTAGTGAAAGCCGGTGCATTTGCGGCCAGCATTCTAGAGCACAAGTCCGCCGGTACGCGCCCGGCAATGCACATCAACCATGGCTTGCCTGTTCTTGGCGGTATTCGTGGCGTGGGTGTCTGGACTGATTTTAGCGAGGACACGAAGGGCCTACACTGTAAGGGCAAGCTGTCCGGCATGAATACGGACGCGGGCCGGATGCGGGCTGAACAGGTGAAAGATGGGGCTTACCCTGGACTTTCGATCGGCTATCAAGTACCGACAGGGGGCGCGGAAGTCGGGCTGAAGTCCGCCGGTCTTACCGCAGGCTTAAAGCGAACGCTAATCCGGCTGAATCTTCGCGAAGTCTCAATCGTTGATGATCCGGCTAACGCAAATGCGACGATTACGGCATTCAAGGCGGCTAACTTGTCTGACGGTGTAACGGTTGATTCCGACAAGGCGGCGAACGCAATCGTTGAGGCAATGCGACTTCACGATCGCATGATGTCGGGATCATACTATGACAGCGATTACTCTTCGTCTAGCAACACGAAGAACCGTGCAATTCTGATGAATCATCTTCGGGACGCGCACGAAGCGCTTACGGGATCGCGGGCGCCGGCTGATCTTGTCGCCTGGAAGTCCGATCTTTCGGTGCTCGCAATCAACGAATTCAAGATCAAGCTTGTTAGTGAACTTGGTCTTTCCGAAGACGAAGCCAAAGCCAAACTAGCGGCTTGGTTCGCAACCGATGTTAAATCGGTCAACGACGAAACCCCGTTCGCTTCATTGCGCGCGGCTATCGAGGCGCTTTAAGGTAGTCGCACAAGCGACGGAAGAAAGGAAACAGTTATGCGGACCCACATGCTTGCTCTTAGTGCTATCGCGGCGGCTTCGATCGGTGCTCGTCATTCGGCATTCCTTGCCGGCTGCAACATCGGCGGAATTCGCGTCGCGCTCGCACCGCCGGACATGGGAGCGATCGAAACCGAATTCAAAGCGGCGATCAACGATCTTAGCGTCAAGACGAAGAACGTCGAAAAGGTGACGCAGGATTACGAAAAGGCGCTGAAGGATCGCGGCACGCTCGACAAGGATTTGAAGGAAAGCGCAGACAAAGCGCTCAACGAATTCAACGAGTGCAAGTCGCGCTTGGATGCATTCGAGCAGAAAATGGCGCGGTTCAAAGATGTCGGCGGTCCCGGCAACGAGTACAAGAGCATCGGTGAACAGGTTGCCGAACACGAAGACATGAAAGCCGCTGGCGAACAGGGCTTGCGGTTCAAGGGCCGCGTTAACGTCGAAGTCAAGGCGATCACTTCGCTTTCGGCGCCGTCTGGACAGGTTGCGGGAACCGCGCTTGTTCCGGCTCAGCGTATGCCGGGAATGATTATGATCCCCGATCGTCCGCTGATCGTTCGCGACTTGCTCGCACCGGGCCGCACGAATTCGAACGTGATCGAGTACGCGAAGGAAGGCGTGCCCGTTCTCAACGCCGCGTCGGTTGCGGAGAATCCGTCCGCAGTCAAGCCGCAGTCGGACTTGACGTTCTCGCTCGCTAATTCGCCCGTGCGTACCTTCGCGCACTGGATGATCGCAAGTAAGCAGATTCTTGACGATGCACCGCAGCTTGCAAGCATCATCGATTATCGGCTTCGCTACGGTCTTGCTCTTGTCGAGGATACGCAGCTTCTACTCGGCACTGGCACCGGTACCGACATTCTCGGCATGATGCCGCAGGCGCAGGCTTACGCGGCGCCGGCTGGCATCACGATCCAGGGCGAAACCCGCGTCGATCGCCTGCGTCTCGCCATGCTTCAGTCGGTAATCGCGCTGTACCCGGCAACGGGGCACGTCATTAACCCGACCGATTGGGCGCTGATCGAGTTGGCGAAGGATACGCAGAACCGGTACCTGTGGGGCAACCCGTCCGGTCTGATGACGCCGACGCTGTGGGGCTTGCCCGTCGCTGTGTCGTTCGCCATGCCGATCAACAACTTTCTTACCGGCGCCTTCCGGTACGCTGCACAGTTGTT